GCTCCCATTGTCCGTCGCTCAAAACTGATCGATCCAAGGCTATCCTCCATTTGGTAGTCTTGAATCAGAATTTCAGCGGCGGGGGAATCCCCAATGTTATGCCGAATGTCAACAGACCCTAATATGGCGTCCTGTGCCATCCTGCATAGCAACCAGGGCCCCGGCGTTGGTTCCGTCGCAGATGACGAAGAAGCTGGCCTCCTCCTCATCAAGGAATTCCTCAATCAACAGTTCGGTGCCGGCATCGCCGAAGCGACGGCCGATCAGGCCGTGTTGAATCATCAGCTTCCGTCCTGATCCGTTTCGGGGCTTGCCATCAGGCACCTCTCAATCGCCGGCATCAGGATGGCCACGGTCTCTTTTGGCACACCAACTGCATGTGCCATGGTCAGCACGGCACCATAATCGAAACCGAGCACCACCCCGCTCGGTGCGATCCGAAGCTGCCCGGCGCAGGCCAGCGCGAGATCCCAGACCTGCCAACCCTCCACCGTCTGCGGGGCGTGCTCATCATAGGGGCAACGCTGCCCATTTGGCCCCGGCCGCCCCTCGGCACAGGGCAGGCCGGCAGCCGCACAGTTCGCGCAGTATTGGGGCCCGCCGCCGAAGTGCCACCCGGCGCGGGCCTTCAGACGTTTTTTTCCTGTTCCAGCAGCGCCACCGGCCCCAGATAGCGCAGGCTGAAAGCGTCGGCCACCGGGTGCAGGTCGAGCAGCGCGTCGATCCCTTCTGGCGTGGGCACCACCGGGGTGCCGTCGGCATCGCCCACCCCTTCCCAGTCGAGGATGGCCAGCCGCCCCATTGCCTTCAGGAAGGTGGCGGTGCGCGTCCCCTGCACGAGGCCCGGCGGATCGTCAGTCATATCCGCGTCGCGCACGGCCTGACGGGCGGCCAGCACCAACGCCGTGGTGCAGGGACGCAGGTGAAGACGCACCCCCATTCCCAGATCGAGCCAGAACGGCCCGCGGGCCAAGTCGAGGCGGATCATGGTGGGCACTCCCCTGGGATTGGTTGAACCTTGACCGGCTTCCGACCACGGCGCATATTCTGGACAGAAATTCTGGACAGGTGCTGCCATGTCTCAGTCGAGCTGGTCGTTACAGGACGCCAAGAACAAATTTAGTACAGTGGTCGATGCTGCCTTGGCCGGGGAGCCACAAATGGTTACCCGGCATGGCAAGCCTGCCGTCATTGTGGTTGCCGCAGATACGTTCGCACGGTTGCACCAACTGGACCGCGAACGGGCACCGTCACTTGCCGAGATGTTGCTGGCGATGCCGCAGGATGATGGATCCTTCGAGCGTTCCCATACGCCTCCGCGTGATGTGGAATTCTGATGTTCCTGCTCGATACCGTCGTGCTGTCAGAACTGCGAAAACGGGACCGCAATCCTGGTATCGTCGCCTGGATCAGCGAACAGCCAACGGCCGATCTGTTTATCAGCACCGTCACCATTGGCGAGATAGAACGCGGCATTGGCCTGCAACGGTCGAAAGATGCTGCCTTTGCCGCGTCCCTCACCACGTGGCTGGACCGTGTCCTGACCACCTATGGCGAGCGGATCCTGCCGTTCGACCTCAAGGCTGCCCGCCGATGGGGACGCCTCAGTGCCGGGATCGGCCATGAGGGTGCGGATCTGATGATCGCTGCGACCGGACTGGAACATGGACTGACGGTCGTTACCCGCAATGTCCGCCATTTTCAGCCAACCGGCGTGGCGACCTTAAATCCGTTCTCGTGATCACCTATCCTGGCACCATCAGTAGTTGGCAATGTCGTTCTTCAGGGTGACGGTGACGAAAGCGCCCCCTGGGGCCCCACCGTCGGGCTTGGCAGCCTGCCAGTCGAAGCGCGCCTCGACGCCGGCGGGGCCGGAAATCGGGATGCGCGGCTTGGGCAGATAGACCGATGGCAGGGCAATGGTCAGGGACCGGTCGGCATCGATCACCCAGGCGAATTCTAACGCCATGGACGTGCCATCGGTGGCGGCATCCAGCAGCACCATGTCGGCAAAGCGGGCCGCCAGATTACCGGTGCAGGATGCCACGCCCAGGTCCGCCCCTTCGATCTTGCCATCATCGCGGATGACGCGGACGGGATCGAGATTGTTGGCATAGGTCAGTTCCGCGGCGGTGATATTGGCCAGCGCCGCCCCATCTTTCCGGATGCGTCCCTGGAATTGGTGGAACCGCTGCAAGCCCTGTGTGGTGGGGGTGCCGCCGGACGAGGTATCGGCGTCCGTCTCCCCCTGTGCGATCAGGGCCAGGGTGGCATTGGCCTTGCCCGACGGCGCCCAACCCAGGTTCAGGCTGTTGACCAGGCAACCGAGGTTGAGGAAATAGCGTGGCGCCTGCGGGTGGCCGACTTCAAGCGCCAGGCTGGGCAGCGTGTCGGCCCCGGATGTGTAGACATGGTTATAAGGGCCGGTGCCGGTGGTGACCGGCGGCCCAAACAGCCCCTTCAGCCAGAAACCGATGCTGCGCAGGTCCACCGGGACGGTGATCTGGCCCTCCGCGGTGATGACATCACGCGATGGCGGGGCCGGGTCACGCCCTAACCCCAGCACGTCGGAGGCTTCCAGCGGCTGCTGGCTGCCGATGTCGCAACTAACGAAGGGCAGCGTGTGGAAATTGCCGCCGGGCGCGGTGCCATAGGCGGTTTCGAACGCACCCAGCAATTGCGCGTGGGCACCGGTGGCGCGGGCCATGGTCGGGTTCTCCGGGATCAGGTCAGCGGATCGAGCGTGGTGTAGGTGAGCGTCACCGGCACTCGGGCGGCCTTGATGGCAGCCCCGCCGGCAACAGCAATGTCCTCGGTTTCCGGTGCGCCCCAGGTAAGCCACTCGACCGTGCCGCCCAGCGTGCGGTCGGCCCCCAGCGAGGCGGCCAGCGCCCGCAGCAGATCGTCCAGGGCGCGGGCCCGTCCGGGGCCGGAGCGGCCCAGCGGTGGGTCAGCGGCCTGGACCAATACCTCGATCTCGGCGGTGTGGTCGTAGTGGTAGAGCAGCGGTGACAGGGTTATGTCCGGCACGCCCGGTTCGCCATCGCGCAGGATCAGCAGGCCGCCGGGTGGGATGCGCTCGGGCACCACAATCTCCCGCCCCGCCACGGCATTCGGTACGGCGACAAGCCGCGCCAGCAGCGCGGACAAAGCCGTTTCCCGGATGCTTGGCATGGGTCAGGGTTCCTTCCAATGACGCAGGATCAGACCGGGCAACCGGCCCTGCCAGGTTCGGGCAGCCCCAGCCACATCCAGGCGCTTTCTCACACGGACCTGCGGCACCAGAATGAAGACCGGCACCGTGGTACGCCCGGCCAGCCGGGTGAAACCGGCCTCACCACGCCGGCCCCGGTTGGCTGTCGCCAGCCCGCGTTTGCTGAGGCGGGCATTGTCTGCCACCAGCAAGGACGGACCGCGGCGGCGATAGATCAGCCGCAGGATCAGGCCGGTACGCCGTTCCCAGCCGCCCGGCGTGATCTTGTTGCCGCCATCGCCATAGCGACCGGCGGCCTGGGTCGGGATGGCCAGGAACAGGCCATGGCGGGAACGGATCACCGCCCCCTCCTCGTAAAGCCCGACAATGTCGGGGGCTTTGCTCCAGACCAGACCGGCGGCGCGGATGCTGCGGCCACCCTTGGGATAGATTTCGCTGCGCCAGGTCCGGGCCAGCCGCTGGCCGAGACCGGCCCCGGTGATCTGGCCGCGCAGTTCGGTCTTCAACCCGCCGCTGGCCTCCCGCAACCCGGCGGTGACGGCGCGCTCCGCCGCTGCGAGGTCGGCCGCCAGCATCTCAGCAAGGCGGCCTTCGATCGCAGTGGCGAGGCGCACGGGCGGTTACGCCAGCTTCACCGGCCGTTCCAGGCTGATTTCCAGCCGCGTCGGCGTCAGTGCCCGACCGATATAGACGACATTGCCGGTGGTGGGCGGCGTGGCGGTCAGCACGCCGGCGGTGCCGCTCAGATAATAGGTGGTGCCCGGCGTCAGGGTGGTGCTGCCGGCGGCATCGGTCCAGTCGGTCACCTCGATGACGCCATCGGTCAGCACGGTGACATAGGCGTCGAGCGCGGCGCTGGTCAGGGCCAGACCGATGACCTCGGCCTTCGTATCATCGTCGGCATCGGCCAACATGCATTGGAAGCCGGCATTGCTGTAGACGGCCATACCGGCAGCGGTGATGGCCTCCTTGGCCTGGAGTTCGATGGCATCGACCTCCTGCACCCTGGCATCCAGCGTGCCGTTGAGCGGCAGTTGCTGGATGCGGCCATTGATCAGGACAAGCGGGCGGTAGGACGGCATGGGGCGTGATCCTCAAAGCTGGATGGGGGTGCCGGGCTGGACATGCAGCACCGTCGGCGCCACGGCAAAGCCGACGGGAACCACCCACCATCCGGGCGCGGATGGCGGCATATCGGTCAGGCCGCCCGCGATCCGGGCGGACAGGAAATAGTCGGTGCCGGGCACCAGGGTGGCCGCCCCGCTTTCCAGCAGGGCGGACCAGTCGGCGCGCTCCACCGGCCGTTCGGTGGCCCAACGGGCCGGCTCCCCCGCCGGGGTGCCGATCAGCACCACCCCCGCGGGATCGGCGGTGGCAGCGGCATCGGCGCGGCAGGGCGCCAGCCGACCGGCAGCGTTGACATGGACGATCTGCCCAACCGCCAGCGCCACCTGGGCGGCGGTCACATAGGTGCCGGTCCACACGCCGGGCGGGGCATTGGGGCCGAGGACCGTTTCCACCGCCCCGCCGGATATTGTCGGCGGATCGAACTGCGGGTAGCTGGTCGGTGCCGGGATCTGCACCGTCTCCAAGGTCCAGACCAGCCGCGCGGGGTCGCGGCGCACCGGGGCCCCCTGGACCTCGAACAGGTCGTCCCCGACCAGCAGCCGGTCGCCCGCCCAGGGGCGGATACCGGCGGCGGTCAGGTCCGCGGCGCGCAGCTCGAACACGGCCCCATCGGAGACCAGATCGCCACCGCCAAAGCCGGTGACAAGATCATTGCGGCGGGCAATGACCCGCAGCGGAACCGTGGAACCGCCGATCCCGATATAGGTGGCCGGCGTGCCCAGGATGGCGAAGACCGGATCGAGTGCGGCCTGGAACGGATCGGCCATGACCGGCTGATATCAAACGGACGTCCCATTCAGCCGGACCCGGCCAACCGTCTCACCGGCCCCGTTGCCGACGGTGGCGATGGCGGCGCCGATCAGGCTGTTGCCGGTGGCGGTCTTGGTGACCTCCCGGGCTGCATTGTCCCAATAAAGCTTGTCGCCGACGTTCCAGGCCTGCGAGGGCGTCTTTTTCACGTCGAAAATTCCGACAAGGACCGCCTCGACCGGTTCGCCCATGGCCGCACTGGTGATGGCAATGCCGAACAGGCTGCCGACCAGCAGCCCCTCTCCCGAGGTGACGGCATAGGGGGCGGTCAGGGTGATTGTGTTGCCGGGCTGAACATAGTTCTTCATGGATGATCTTCCTTGCGGATGCGCGATCAGCGGCGGGGCCGGTCCGGCATGAGGGCGAGGATCAGGCCGGCGGCAGCGGCACCGGCGGTGGCGATATGATCCAGACAGCCTGGATCGATGCTGGCCCCCAGCGCCGTCAGCAGCGTGGTGAGACCAAGCCAGGTGCTGCGCTCACGCAGGCGTTCGATCAGATAGCGCATGGGATGTTCCTTCAGGTCGACGGGCAAGCGGACCGGAAGCCGCCCTCATCCAGGCCGAGGACGGCGCGATAGTCGAAATTGGGGCAGAGCTTGGCGGCAACCTCGCGGTGCCCCCGCCAGCGCAGGCGCTTTCCCTGGCCGGCATAGGCCGCGTCCATCGCATCAGCCAACCGCCGCAGGGCGTCGAACTGTGCCGGGGTAAAGGTCTTGAAGCCGTGCAGGCAGATGGCGATGGAGCCGCTATTATGGCCTTCCTGGGCCGCCGGGATTTGCTCCAGCACGCGGCCGCGCTGGAGCGTGCCATCGCCGCGGATGAAGAAGTGATAACCGATGCCGCGCCAGCCGCGCTGGCGGTGCCACTGGTCGATCACCGCCGCATCGTCATGGGCGGCATGGTCGCTGGCGCTGCAATGGATGAAGACCACATGCACCGGCCGCTTTGGCGCGGTGAACGGCACCGCTGCGCCAGGACGGCTGAGGATGGGAAACGGGTCCGTCATGGCTCAGGCCCCGGCATTCTTGTAGAGGCCGCGCCAGTCGATGGCCTTGGCCCCGAAATCCAGCCGGCACTTGATCTCCACCCCGTCCACATCGAAGCCGTTGCGGGTTTCGATATAGGCGCCCTGCTGCCCCTCCAGATAGGCGTATTCCAGCGTGTCGATCTGGGCCGGGTTGGCCGCCAGATACCAGGCGGTGGCGCTGGCGGCATCCAGCCGGGGCTCGGCGATGGGCGTCAGGGTACGGATGGAGGCCGGCACGATGTCGCTGGTCTTGGCCGGCGTCAGGTTCTGCGCCACCAGTTGCTCGGCGGTCAGTTCCAGCGCTGCCGGCACGATCAGGAAGGACGGCCTGATGTTCAGCACGGTCTTCTTGTCCAGCCCGGTCTGCTTGGCCATCGCCGCGCGGGCGTCACCGATGGCGGTGACGGTCGGCGGGGCCGCCGTGCCGGCAAGGTTCTTGTGGTCGGCATGGAACAGCGCCTTGCCGTCGGCCATGGCGGCGTTAGCGGTGAGGATGCCCCAGACCACGTCGCTTTCCAGGGTGGCGATGGCGGTGCCGTACATGGCCGGAATGCGGGTGAAGGCATCGAGATCGTCATTGATCAGCACCTGCCGGGTGATCGCCACCACCCGACCGTAGGTCTCGATGCGGTAGCTTTCCTTGCTCTCGCCGATGGTGCCGCGCTGGAACTCGCCCCCCTCATTGACCTTCAGCAATTGCGGCGCCTCACCGATCTGGACCCGGTGCATGGCCTTGAAATCGGTGGCCAGCACCTGCCGGCAGAACGGCGTGAAGGTGCGAGGATAGACCTCATAGGCCTGGCGCAAGGTCTTGGCGGTGACGGCGGACAGCACCTCGGGGAAGTCGGAGGTGGAATGCAGGGCGCGGGTGGCGATCTCGTCGCGCGATAGGCCGCGCACGGCCACCCCGGCCTGGGTCAGGAAATCGCGGGCCAGTTCCAGCAGGCTGAGGCCGCGATAGTCGCGGGCATGGTCGGTCAGCGGGAACAGGGTCGGGCTGTAGCGGTGCAGCAGGGCCGCACTGACCGCCTCGCGCCGCAGCAGCCGTTCATCCTTGCCGCCAAGCGGCACGGTCACCTGCGGGAAGATGCGGGTGCGATCCGACGCCTCCGCCACCTTGTCCAGGATCAGCCGGCGCGCCTCGTCCAGGCCGGTGCCGCGCTGGACCAGATCGTCAGCAAAGCCGCGTTCCAGCCCCAACCGCCCGGCAAGCGCGTGGATGGTGCCAACCCGCTCGCGTTCCGTTTCGCGCGCGCGGGCGACCAGGGCATCGGTATCGGGGGCCGGCGGTGGCGTGGCATCCGTCCCCGCCGGCGGGGTCTGCGTTTCATCCATGGCAATCCTCGTTGGAGATGAAGCGGCGTCGCGGCGAACCAGGACGCAGGGCGACAGGGGTTCGGCGCTGCGAAAGCCGGCAGCGGGGTCGGCCCCCACCGGCACGGCGGAAATCTCGAACGGCGTCCAGTCCACCGCGCGCCACAGTTCCGGCCCTGCCGCCGGGCGGGAGACCTCGAAACGGTGGACCTGATAGCCGATGGAGACGGCGCGCAGATGGCCGGCGCGGATATCGGCCAGGATCGGCTCCACCTCCGCCCGGTCGCTGAAGCGCACGCGGGCGATGCCGCGGCCGTTCTCGATGCGGGCGGTCCCCGGCACCACCGAGCCGATCACCGCGTCCAGCGTGCCCATGTCATGGACCTTCAGCAGCGGCGCCCCGCCATTCAGCCGTTCCAGCCGGACATGGGCGGGTTCCAGGCTCAGTTCCTCATCGAAGGGCTCCCCGAACAGCGGCTGGCGGCGCACCCGCGCGCCGGTGGACCAGACCAGTTCCACCGAACGGTCAGCCTCGTCGAAGCTGGCCAGCACAAGGTCAGCCGCGCGGCGGAGCGCCGGCAGGTCAAGGGTGCCGTGCATGATGGGTCAGTCCTGGTTGGAAACTGTCTCACCGGCCTGGATGGTGCCGGTCTTGGTCACCCGTCGCGGGTCGCTGTCCAGCACGAGGCCGAGCGCGTCCAGGCGGGCATTCATGGCGGCGATCTCCGTCAGCACCGCTTCGGGATTATGACCCTGGCGGGAGATTGCCTGGGCCAGCGTCATGGTACCGGAGCGCATGGCCAGCAGGTCGGCCATGGCATCCTTCAACGGGTCCACCGCCTCAAAGCGCGGCGGCGACCATTCAACCGGGATGTCCGGGCGCGGCAGCCGGCCTGCCGCCCAAGCCTGGGTGGTGAACCAGTCCCAGACTGGCTGGCACAGCATGGGGATCACCAGTTGCCACTGCGCCGCCTCGATCAGGCGGCGGAATTCGACCAACCCGGCGCGGATGCTGGAATAGTTCACCTGGGACAGGTCGCCGGTCAGCAACTCGTAGGGCATACGAAAGCCGGCGGCGATGATGTGCAACTGCGCCCGCAGCCATTCCGCCACGCCGGCCGTGGTGGCGGGCTGGTTGAAGCGGATGTCCTTGCCGCCGCGGGCATAGGCGATCAGGCCGGGCTCGAACTGTTCCACCCGGTGACCATCGGCATCGACCACAGAAGGCGCGATGCCCTGTTCCCCTTCGTCGGCCCCCAGCACGATGCCAACCACGCAGGCCTCGGTCTTCTTGCGCACCAGTTCGGCCTGCGTCCAGTCGTCCAGATCGCGCAGCGCCCGCATCACCGGGGTGCCCCAGGGCACGCCGCGCACCTGCGCGCGCTGTTTCTCGTAGATGTGCGCCACCTCGGCGGCGGGCACGGCGGCGCTGTCCAGCCGATGGCGCAGGCTGACCACGGCGTCGCCCGGATGTTGGGCGTAGAGCCAATAGGCCCGGCGCCTTCCCAGCGGGTCGAACTCAATGCCCTGGACGATCCGGCCGCCATCGGCGAGATCGCCATTGCGCCCGGCATCCAGCAGGTCGGCCTCGACCAGTTGGATCTGGAGCGGTACCGGCAACCCGTCAGCCGCGCGCCGGGGCCGGCGGCGCAGCAACACCTCACCCGCCTCCACCATCTGGCGGCAGGCCAGGGTTTGCAGCCCGTAGAAATCCAACTGCCCGTCGGCATCGCACCGTGCCGACCACTCCTGCCACAGGGCGTCGGTCGCCTTGTCCAACCGGTCGTCGCCCGAGGCGGCACGCGGCATGATGCCGGAACCGACGATGTTGTTGACCAGCACCGACACCGCCTTGGCGGCGTGCGGGTTGTTGCGCACCAGATCGCGCATCCGGTCGCGCAGCAGCGCCCCGGCCACGGTGATCTCGGCGTCAGCCGAACTGCCCGGTGCCCGCCAGCCATCGGTGCGGCGTCCCTTGGCGGCGCCGTCATAGCCGCGTGTCAGCCGGTCGAGGCTTTGGCGGGCCAGCACCCGCCGCAGGGCCGCCTGCGGCGCCACCAGCCCCAGGGCGCGGTCGAGCCAGAGCCCGGCCATCAGCGCTCCCCGCGCCCGAAGCCAGCAAAGCCCGCCATCGGCAGTTTGGCCGGCGTGCCGCCAGCCATTTCCCGCTCGAGGGTGCGGATGCGCGACAGCAGGTCGGCAGCGGAGCCGTAATCGACGCTGCGGCCGTCATAGCTGACGCGCAGCGTGCCGGCGGCATAGGCGCGGCGCAGTGCGTCCAGTTCCCCCTGGGTCCAGTTCATCCCAACCATCCCTGATTGCGTCCACCCAGCCAGCCGCCCCGGCGTTTCTCCCCCGGTGTGGTGGGGCGTTGAAGCTGACCGGCGGTCGGTTCCTCGGCTGCCGTCATGATCGGAGCCGGGGTTGCACTGGCGTCGGGTGCCGGTCCGACCTGATCCTCCAGATCGCGCCATTTGGCCTCGGTCCAGCGGTCGATGCCGGCGATCCAGGCGGCGGCGCGGGCATAGACCCGGCAATCCAGCGCCTCGTTGCGTTCGCGCAGCTTCTGCCAGTCCAGTTTGGTGAAGCCGCGCTTGGTCTTCACCGTCACCAGCTGTTCGGCCACCAGCTGCTTGACCCATTCGGCCTCCACCCCCTGCGGCAGGTGCAGGCTGCCGGCGGGCACGGTGATGCCAGCGGCCAAATCCTCGTCGGTCGGTCGCGCCAGCCGCAGGAAACGGTAGGTCTCACTCTTGAAGGTGGCCACCGCCACCGTCCATAGCCGCGCCCCGCGCCGCACCTTGCGGCCATTCTCGGTGGCGTCCACGTAACTGGGTCCAGCGACGGGCGCGGCCCGGTTGAAACCTTCCACGCCTTTGACCGGGGCCACCTGCGCGAAGCCGACCGAGCGCGCCCAGGCATAGACGGCGGGTGCCTCATAGCCGGTGTCGATGGCCAGCCGTGCCAGCCCCAACCGGCTGCCATGGGCATGCGGCCATGTCCGGCCCAGCAGCACCGTTAGCGCCGCCCAGGCTTCCGCCCGCTCGGGCCCGCCTTCAATGACGATGTGGTCGACCAGCCAACTGGTCAGCCCGCGGCCCCAGGCCCAGACCGACACCTCAATCCGGTCCTTCTGCACATCGGCCCCGGCGGTCAGGAACAGGCCGCCCGTGGGCACGGTGCCGAAGCGGTAGCCGCCGCGCCGCTCGTAGAGACGCTGCCAGTCCGGGGCCTCGCCGCTCTCCTGCCAGGTCTCCCCCAGCGAGGTATTGACGAAGGTTTTCATCGCCTCGTCGCCGGCGGCCTTGGCCGACAGGAAGGTACGCACCATGTCGGCCAGCCGGACCCAGGTGGAATAGATCTCATTCAGGTGAAAGCCGGCGATGCCGGTGAACGGCGCCTCCGCCCGCCACTCGCCTTTTGCAATCGCCTGCCAGCGCCTTGCATCGCCCCAGACGGCATCGCAATGGATGCAGACATAGCGGGCGCTGTCTGGCCGGGGTTCCGGTTCGCTGTCCCAGCGCACTTGCCCCCAGGTCAGCACCTGATGCTGGCCGCAATCCGGGCACGGCACCCAGAAGCGGCGACGGTCGCTTTCCTCGAACGCCGTTTCGATCCGGCTCGCCCCCTTCAGGGTAGGGGTGGAGACCAGCACAATTTTGCGGTTCCAGAACGTCACCGTGCGCTTGCGGGCCAGCTTGACCGGATCGCCTTCCGCCCCGGCGCTGACCGGATAGCGGTCCACCTCGTCGCAGAGCAGGATGCGGATCGGCCGGCTGGCCAGTCCCGACGGCGCGTTGGCGCCGACGATGGTCAGGTGGCCGCCGGCAAACCGCTTGTGCAGGATCTTGTTGGAACCGTCGCGCGACTTGGGATCCGCGATCCGCCCGGTCAGGCACGGCGTGTCGCGGGCCATCGGCGCGAAGCGGTCCTTCGACCAGGTCTCGGCATCACGCTCGGTCGGCATCACCACCATGATCGGCGCTGGATCCTGGTCGATGTGATAGCCGACCGTGTTGTTCAGCACCTCCGTCTTGCCGACCTGGGCCGACGACATCACCACTACGGTTTCGATATCCGGGTCGGAGACGGCATCCATGATGCCGCGCTGGTATTCGGCCCGGGCGGTGGACCAGCGGCCCGGCTCGGCGCTGGCCTCAGAACTCAGCCGGCGGTTGGCGTCCGCCCATTGGCTCACCGTCAGGTCCGGCGGCGGCGTCAGCATCTGCAACGCCGTCGTCACCAGCTTCGCCAGCCCCGGATGCCCGGTCAGGCGCAGCGGCGACGGCGACCGGCGTCGCCGCAAGTTCGGCGAGCGCGTCGACAATCGCCGACCGCAGGAGGACGCGGACGGCGGCGGGGTTTGCGGCATCATGGACCAGGGGGGCCAGCTTGTCCGGCAGGGTGATCAGGCGGGCGCGCAGCCGGGCCGTCACTGCCGCCCAGGCCAACGCCGTCTCTGCCACTGGCACCAGATCGCCGCGCCGTTGCTGCGCGTCCAGTTCGGCAAGATCGGCCTTGGCCTTCACCAGCCGGGTGCGTTCGGTGGGCAGGTCGGCGACGCCGCCCTGCGCCCGCTGCGCCAGATCGCGCAGGTAACGGACATAGCCGCGCACGGCACCTACGAGATCGTAGGCACCGCGCTCGGCCTTGGGGATCACGCCTTCGCGGCTGAGCTGCTGGACCCGGCGTTCCGACAGGTCGAGCAGCTTGGCGATCACCGCCAGCGGCTGCCCGTTGCCGGCCATGGGCATCGTCCTTCATTGGGTAAAAAAGCAATCAAATCATCGACGTAGGCGCTTGGCTGTGGGGTCGGACAGCGCGATGACTAGCATCACCACGATGGAGGATGCGATGCCCAAGCCCCGCGACAAAACCCCGGCCCTGGACGCCTTTCTGGCCCGCAAGGCCGAGATCGACACGATGTTGGCGCGGCTGACGGCGCTCAGCGACGAACACTTCAACGTTGCGCCCGACGACATCCACTGGGGCCATGTCGGCACCCTGGCGACCTACGCCGAGCTTCTGAAGCGGATCACCGATGCCGCCTTCCACGAGGGCGAACACGCCGACTGAAGGCAAGCCCGCCACCCCCAGCCCCGACCGGGTTTGTCCGGCGGGGCTCAGGCTGGTGGAAGCGCCCGGATCGGCCGGGGGCTGACCAACGGGAGACGCCGTGATGACCAGCCTGTCCAACCTGACCCTGCCGCAAATGGCCGCCGCCTATGGCGTCCTGGCCGGTGTTCCCACCACCCCGAAGACCTTCAAATGCCGCGCCATGGCGATCAGCCGTCTGGAAACCTTGTTCAGCGAACGGGGACTGACCGTTGACGATGCCATGCGGGCCGCCGGTCTGTTGCCCACGACACCGTCTCCGCCGCAACCGGACCTGGACGCCGCCGTTACCGCCATCGAACAGACCCTGGCCGCCGAACCACCCCGACCGGTCAAAAGCCGCGCCGACAGCAAACAGGCGCATGTGATCGCCATGCTCCGCCAGCCGCAAGGGGCCACCATCGCGGAGATCGCGGCGGCCACCGGCTGGCAGGACCATACAGTCCGGGGCTTCTTTGCCGGGGGGCTGAAGAAGAAGCTCGGTCTTACCGTAACCTCGGAAAAGGTCGAGGAACGCGGGCGGGTCTATCGTGTGGTGACCTGACATCCGATAGACATCGTTTAAGGACCGCCGCCCTGCCGGGGCGGCAGTCCTAACCGAGCCCAGAGAGTTCGCCACGCATAAGCCGCAACCAGGGGGACCACGCCGTTGCCACAGAGCCGAAGCCGGTCCACCCGGTAGGCCAGCCCATCAGCGCCTCGACGAACAGCGGGTTCAGTGTCGGGGTGTCGCCGCCGCCAGTCTTGCCACCCATTATCGTCTCCGGGGCCGGGCGGGAACGCCCGCTCACCGCCTGCTCGTTCAAGGGGCGGCTGTTGCGCGCCATCGTCTCCGGCCCGGCCAGCCCGCTGCGCCAGTCGCGCGCCGACGGGGTCGCCCAGCAGCGGGCATGTCCGGTCAGATCGGCCTCGTGGTGCCGTCCGGCGCTCGGCCGGTTGCCCCCCGCCTTCGCCGTCGGCCACAGACGGAGCAACTCGGTCCGGTTCGCCCCGCTGGAGCGCTTGCCCGAACAGGTCCGGGGCGTCGGCCAGCCGGCCGGCGAGGACGAATAGCCGTTCGCGGCGGTGGGGAGCGCCGACCTCCGCCGCCGAGAACAATCCTTCCGCAACGACGAAACCCATGCCTTCCAGATCTTCCCGGACCTCGCGATAGCCGAGGTTGAGATGATTGGGGACGTTCTCCAGGAAAACAGATCCCGGTCGACACTCGTCGATGATGCGCGCGACATGGGGCCAGAGATGCCGGGGATCGTCGCTTCCGCGACGACGTCCGGCGACGCTGAACGGCTGGCACGGATAGCCCGCAAGCACGAGGTCCACCGCGCCACGCCATGGGCGGCCGTCGAAGCTGGCAAGGTCGTCCCAGACAGGTGCCGGATCCAGGGCCGCGTCCGCCATCCGCGCCACGAGGACGGCCGCGGCGTAGGCGTCCCGCTCGACATAACCCACAGCACGGTATCCGGGTTCGGCGATGTGCAGGCCAAGGTCGAGACCGCAGGCCCCGGCGCACAGCGACAGCCCGAACAGGGGGGCGCCGCCAGCAGCGCCGGTGGCAGATACAGCCACGTCATGCACCGGCATCCGTTCCGTTGGGAAAGGCCGTCCCGTCCGCTCGGGTTACTCTTTGCCCGGTGAACCCTTCCCAGCGCCGCACGATCACGTCGCAATAGGCGGGATCCAGTTCCAGGGCGTAGCAGACCCGACCCACCGTTTCGGCGGCGATCAGGGTGGTGCCGGAACCGCAGAACGGTTCATAGACGACATCGCCCCGCGCACTGTTGTTGACGATGGGGCGGCGCATGACCTCCACCGGCTTCTGGGTGCCGTGGGGCGTGGCGGCATCCTCGCCGCCGGCTGGGGCGATCGACCACAAGGTCGACTGGTCGCGTGCCCCCTGCCAGTGGCTTTTGGCACCCTTGCGCACGCCATACCAGCACGGCTCGTGCTGCCAGTGGTAATCTCCGCGCCCCAGGGCGAAGCGGCTCTTCGACCAGACGATCTGTGCTCGGATATCGAAACCGCAGGCCGCTAAACTCTCGGCCACCTTGGTGGCGTGGATGGCGGCGTGCCAGACATAGGCGACGTCGCCGGGAAACAGCGCCCAGGCCTCGCGCCAGTCGGCGCGGTCGTCATTGGCGACCTTGCCGGTGCGCTTCGTCTTCGCCACGCCCGCCTGGTTGCGCCAGGACGGATCATACTCCACGCCATAGGGCGGGTCCGTCACCATCAGGTGCGGGCGCGCACCGGCCAGCAGCCGCTCGACATCGCCGGCCACGGTGGCGTCGCCACACAGCAGACGATGGGAACCAAGGATCCAGAGGTCACCCGGTCGGGTCACCGGCTCGGCAGGCGGTTCCGGCGTGGCGTCCTCGTCCACCAGCCCTGGCGCCGGATCGTCCAGGTTGAGCAGCCGGCTCAGTTCCCCGGCATCGAAGCCGAGCCCGTCCAGCGCGGTGCCTTCCTCGACCAGCCGCGCCAGTTCGGCCGACAGCAGCGCGTCATCCCAGCCACCGTTCAGGGCGATCCGGTTGTCGGCCAAGCGGAAGGCGCGGGCCTGCGTCTCGGTAAGGTGGCCGAGCCGGATCACCGGCACTTCCGCCAGCCCCAGCCGCCGCGCCGCCAGCAGCCGTCCGTGACCGGCGATCAGCACGCCGCGATCATCGACCAGCACCGGGTTGTTGAAGCCGAACTCACGGATGGAGCCCGCGATCTCCGCCACCTGCGCTTCGGAATGGGTGCGTGCGTTGGCGGCATAGGGCAGCAGCCGGTCCAGCGGCCAGCGTTCGATCTGGATGTCGTTCAGCATGGGATCAGGCGGTGACGGCCAGGGTCACGCCCCGCGCGGCGGCGGTTTCGGCGAAGGTGCCCCCGCCCTCCAGCCGTGCCGGTGTGGCGGGGAACAGTTCGTTCCAGCGGCGCACCGCCACATCGACATAGGCCGGCGCCAAATCGATGGCGCGGACCCGCCGGCCGGTGCGTTCGCCGGCGATGAGCGTCGTGCCGGAACCGGAGAACGGCTCATAGACGACATCGCCCGGATCGGCATAGGCGTTCAGGACCAGTTCGGGCAGCGCCACGGGGAACACCGCCGGGTGCTCCACCTCAATGCCGCGCGCCTTGTGGCGGCCGATGCGGATCACGCTGTCGGGGATGCGGTGGGTCTGGGTCGGCTGGCCGGCATGGGTCCAGGCCCCCACCGTGCCATCCGCCTTGCGCATGGCGGTGGAATGGCCGTCCGCCCGCAAGTGGGTGTCGAGGCCGGCATATTTGCAGGGCACGATCTTATTGGGCTTGCGGCCTTGCCGGTTGAAATGGAAGACAAACTCGAAGCTGGGTGCCAGCCGCCCACCCCAATCGCCGGGCAGCCCCGGTCCCTGGTCCCAGACATACAGCCCGAAGCGGCGCCAGCCCTGGGTCCGCATCCAGTCCAGCCAGTCCGACCAGTAGGGCAGCCATTCGCCGTCGCGGTGGATCAGCCCGAGATTGACCAGCACCTGCCCATCGGCGTCCATCGGCAAATGGGCGAAGACGCCCTGCATCAGCGCGTCCCAGCTGGCGATGCCGCCAGTGGTATAGTCGCGCTGCTGCCCATAGGGCGGGCTGGTGAAGCAGAGCGCGGCGCAGTCCCCGCCCATGACCCGCGCCACCGCCGCCGGGTCGGTGCTGTCGCCGCAGAGCAGGCGATGCTCCCCCAGCAGCCACAGATCGCCGGTCCGTGTCACCGGATCGGATGGCGGCTCCGGGGTCGCGTCGGGATCGGCGCTGTCGGCGGTGGTTTCATCCTGGTCCGCTGAGTCGTCCAGTGCGGCCAGGATCTGCTCAATCTCGCCGGCGTCGAAGCCGGTCAGGCTCAGGTCTACCGTATCGATGCGCAAATCCTTCAGTTCCAGCGCCAGCAACTCGTCGTTCCAGCGCGCCTCCTGATGGCTGCGGTTGTCCATCAACCGGTAGGCCCGCGCCTGCGCAGGCGTCAGGTCGGTGGCCACATGCACGGGGACCGTTGCCAGCCCCAGCCGACGCGCCGCCTCCAGCCGCGTGTGGCCGGCGACCACCACCATGTCCCGGTCCACCACAATGGGCTGGCGCCAGCCGTACTCGGCGATGGACGCCGCCACCTTGGCCACCGCCTCGGCATTGTGCCGCGGGTTGCGGGCATAGGGGATCACCCGCTCGATCGGCAGGTTGATGATCTCCACGATCTCTCCTGAAAGCGAAACGGGCGGCACACGGACGATGGCGAAAAACGAAACGCCCCGACATCCGGCGTTTCGCCAATCGGCGGGGGCCGGATGCCATAAGCCCTTGGCTTTACAGGTCCGGCCCGGTTGGCGAAACGAAATGCCCTGATTTTTCCGCGTCACTGGCGGAATGCCGAACCTCTGCCGCCAGCATAGGGTATCGGCCAGGAAGGAACCGCGAGGCCGAACCATCATTGCCCGGTGGCGGCGGGGGCAGCAATGAAATAACCCATTCCGGCCAATCTGGTGGCGACGGGCGCGCCTGCGCACCTCGCCTGAGCATGATCGGAATCTACCCTGAAACCGCCATTTCCGTCTCAGCGAAAAGTGTCTGAACGGTTGATTGCGCTACCCTGCGCTGCTGCACGCCGCACGGACCATCGCGATCACCTGCTGGCGCGACCGTTTGCCCGGCACCCGCCGCCCGTTAAGCCGCCAGGCAATGACGCAGAGCGCATAGAGCCAGTGCTGGTGGGCGGTGGCGCGGGCCAGCCCGACCTTCCAGCACACGGTTTTCCAGCGCTCGCCACCGGCGCGCAGCCAGACGATCCGGGCATCCACCGGGTCCAGCCCGATGGTCCAGCCAAGGCTTTCCTCCATCCGGGTGATGGCAGCGGCGGCGGGCGGTGGTGGACGCCGCTGGGGTGGTTCACGCCCGACCAGATCGCAGAATTCCGGCACGATCTGCGGCCAGGTGTTGAAATAGCCGCCGATCCGCCCTTCGGGCAGGCGCTTCAGCACGTCGGCTGCCTCGGCCAGCCGTTCCTCGACCAGCAACGGGGTCCAGACGGGATCAGCCATGAGGCACCTCCCGGACCGGGCGGTCGCCATAGAGTTTGCGTCCCAATTGGCGGACCAGTTCACGTTCCGGCCAGGACAGGCGGGCATCATCGGCGCTGATCACCAGGATGCCCTGAGCCTGCCAGCCGTCGCGCTTGATGGTTTCCGGCGGCGTGCGGTCGCCACCGAACCCTTTGGGCAGGAAGCTCACGACACACCTCCCGCCCGGTGCTGGATGGCCCAGAGCAGCAGGGCGATGGCGTCAGCCTCGTTGTCGTCCGCCGGATTGAACCCGCGCGCCCGGATGGCGGCGATCACCGCCTCCTTGCCGGCATTGCCCTTGCCGGTGGCAAAGCGCTTGATCGTGCCCACCGGCACCGCCTCATAGGCGACATTCCGCTCCTCGCACCAGGCCGTCAGTGTGGCGAGGAAGCCGCCATAGACATGAGCGGCATCAGCGCCGGCATGGCGGCGGACCTCCTCATAGACGATAAGACCGATCCCGCCAGTGGTGGTGGCGATCTCCCCCAGCCAGCGCCGGAAGCGCAGGTAACGCATACCGCCGCCGGACCAGCGGTCCTGGCGGAAGGCTTCGGTGCCGGAGACGATGGTGCCGTCGCCGGCGCGCAAGGCCCAGCCCATCACCGTGCCCAGGTCGAGAGCCAGGATGGACTGTGGGGAGCGGCTGGCCCCGCTGGGGGCCGGCCTGGGGTCCGGCGCTGCCGGAACAGAATGCAGGAGAAACATGATGAAGGCTCACGCATGGGTGGGCCTTCGGCTTCGGTCACGAAGATGGAATCACAGGCCGGCGGACGGTGCAAGAGGGTCGTTTGCTTGCTGCGCACATCCCTCAACGGTCCCAACCGTCCCATGTCCCAACGGGGGGTACAAACATCCTATGGCAAAAATAATTTTAGCCATATTGTATGTATAAGTGGCAATTAACCACACCCCATGGGTGATTTTTCTCTCTCCATATTGCCTTTGCCAGAGGTTGGGACCGTTGGGACGGATGGGACAAAGCCAGGATTTCAGCGGGTTTCAGCGTGTCCCAACCTCCTGGTGGGGTTGGGACGGTTGGGACATGTCGGAGAAGGAACTTGGGGGACTTTCGCGGGCTTTGTCCCAACCCTGGCAGACATCACGGGTGCGTATTGGCGGAGGTTGGACGGCGAACTACAGGCGAAGAAATCCCCAGGTCGGCGGGATCTTTACCGGCTTCTATCTCGAACGTATGCTTTGCCGGAAAGATCTTCGGGGGCAGGCGTGAAGGCATCTAGCATCAAGAAATATCTGCGACCATCGACCATCATGGGGCGCAAGAGCACCTTTGCGAACGCATTTGCATCGGCGCTTGCCCCTCACGACATTTACATCCCAGCCGCAGTTGCCGAAGCCATGCGGGACCTTGAACAGGATCCCGGTTCGGAACTGCAATGTGTCTACTGCGGGGCGGAGGCTGCCACCTGGGATCACGTTTTCAACCGCGTCGTTAAAGGCGACTTCTCAGGACACGGTCACCGCATCCGCAACCTTGTCCCCTGCTGCCGGACTTGCAACGAAAGCAAGGGACAGAAGCCGTGGCGTGAGTTCCTAGAAATACGCAATCCGCCGGACAAAGACGTACGGATACGCAGGATGGAGCGGTTCCTCAATAACGCCGACGCCCAGCCAATCGGAACCGAGGCCATGAGGCACAAGGCCGATGAAGAGCTCAAGCGGTTTCTCGAGATCCGGTCTCAGGTCTTCGACCTAATGGCGGAAGCGGACCGCCTAGCGGCGATCATCCGGCAGAAAGCGGCGAGCTGACAGCTTGTGGGACGACCTCGGACGGCCTCATCCCTTTGTGACACTTGCCGGATCGCTGACGGATCAATTTGTAAGCCAAGTTGGTCGCCGATACCGCCATTCCCGTCGACCGCCGGCCCCTGCCTTGTACCGCTCCCACTGCCGGGCTTTCAGATACGCTGCCACGCGCATCTGGTCGCCCCGTGACCATTTCCCTGTTTCAATCCCCAGCGCCCCTTCCAGGATTTCACCCACGGATACGTCACAGACCGGCTGGTCGCGTTCGACCTCCTCGTCGCGCCAGTCGTCATAGCCGAGGGCACCCCGGTTGACGCGGCGGCGTTCGTGGGTCAGCCAGCGGTCGATGCGGGCGTCCCAGGCGTCGCCCTGGTAGCGGGCTTCCTGTTCCAGCTTGGCGGCGGCGATCAGGTCGGGATCGTCCAGCCACCAGATGGCACCGTCGCGGTAACGGGCCACCGCCTCGGCCCAAAGCTGGTCGCGGTCCTGGCGCAGGCCGTCAAGGTCGATGCGGCCGCAGCGCAGCGGCCAGAAGCGACGGTTGCCGGTCTCATCGCGCAGATAGGTGTCGGGGTTGACCGACCCGGCGAAGACGCATTGCCGGGGCACGTCGATGACGTAACGTTCATAGGGCGGGCGGTAGCGGTCGGTGGTGCGGGTCAGGAAGGCCTTGATGCGTTCAACCTCGGCCCGACCAATGGCGTCCAGTTCAGCAATCTCGATGATCCAGACGCCGCGCATCTGCTGCGCGCAGTCCTTGCTGCCGATCTCCGCCAGTTCGTCGGTGAACCAATCCTCCCCAGCCAGGATCTTCAGGGCGGTGGATTTGCCGGTGCCCTGCGGCCCTTCCAGGATCAGCATATGGTCGACCTTGACACCGGGGTGCCGGATGCGGGCGACGGCGGAGATCAGCCAGCGGGCCCCGAAGGCGCGGTTGAGCGGCGTGTCCTTGGCACCCAGATAGCGGATGGCCCAGGTCTCCAGCCGCGGCGTGCCATCCCAACGCAGATGGTCGAGATAGTCGTGCACGGGATGAACGCGGATATCATTGGCGACGGCACCCACGCTGCGGCTGACCACCAGGGGCGTGACATTGATCTCGCGGCGCTGGAGCCATTCGGCACAGCGCACATCGTCGGTGGCATTCCAGGGGCGCGGGGCCTGGAACGGGGTGCTTTCCCAAGGCAGCGGGCGGGCCGCCAGAATCTCCTGCCGGAACTCGTCGAAGACCAGGGCACCGGCAAAGGCCGGATCGTTGGACAGGGCGGTGATGACATTGGCCTCGTTGCGTTCCGGTGTGCCGTCATCGCCGATGCGCAGCATGGCGGCCCAGGGCGGGCGGATCGCCGGTGCGTCACCCCCGCCGCCATTCAGCCGGCGGCGCAGATCGCGGAGCTGCTTCTCCAGCACCGAAACTGGGATACGGGTGGTCGCCTTGATGGTGGTCAACAGGTGCCGGATGGGCACCGGGTCAAGCCGCGCGGTGGCGATGGCACCCAGCAGGCGGGCAAGGTCCGTCATGTCGGGCGGGTGGGTCAGCGCGAGGGCGGCGGCTTCCATCTCCGCCAGGGTGCGGGGCATTGGGGCGGGTTGCCCAGCAGGCTCCAGGCCATAGTCAGCGGCGGTCGTCCCTTGCCGCAGATCATCGTTGAAATCATCGCCGTGCAGCGGGGCGACGATAGAGTTGGGGATGTCCGCCCGGTTCAGCCGGTCAGCCAGCGTGGCTGCGGCCTGAAGTGTAAAAGCATGGATTTGATCTGACAGTCACGCTCACCGATGCGGGTGTCCGGTGATGTTGAGCTGTCCGACGTTCACGCGGCAGCGATC